GGTGCATATGCAGTTGTTCAGCTTGGTGATACTTCAGAAAGAAATCAGATTGAAGTGTATGGATTGCTTTTACATGAAGCTGTTCATGTCTGGCAAAAGATTAAAAAGCTCATGGGTGAACGAGAACCGAGCTCTGAGTTTGAAGCTTATTCAATTCAGGCGATCGCTCAGGATCTCTTTAAGATGTATGAGGAAAGCGAGGTTAAAAGTCATGGGGTGGAAGGGGAAAAAGCCGACTAGTTTTAGTCTTGATGTGTCTAAAGCAGCAGAAGCACATGTAAAGAATATTGTCATGGATACCGTGCAATCCTTAGTTAATTTAAGTCCTGTTGATACTGGAGCATACCGTGCTTCACATATTGTTTCGATTGGATCTGCTGATTTCGGCGTGCGTGAACCTGAAACAAACCCAATTCAAGATGCAGCAATTCAAGCTGTAAAGATTAAATTGGGCAATTTGGTTTATATCCAGAACAATAAAGCTTATGCACCCCGCTTAGAAAACGGCTGGTCTGATCAAGCACCACAAGGTATTTATGGCCTCACGTTTAACTTTATTTCTCAAAAGTACGGTGGTTAAGATGGCAATGACTTTAGAGCAAACAAGGCAAGCTATTATTGATCGTATGCAAAGCTTTACTGGTATTGCGCAGGACAGAATACAGTATCCAAATGCTCCAGGCTTTAATGTACCTAAAGATGGTGTTTGGTGCCGCTTAACGATTGCAGGTGGTCCCAGTTTTAATTCTGGCATTGCAGATAAGCCATGTACTCGCCGTACCGGTAATATCATGATTCAATGCTTTGCACGTCCCAATTCAGGAATAATTGAAATCACAAAATTGAGTGATGCATTACTTGCTCATTTTGAATATTTCACAATCGAACACTTAGAATGTTTGAATGGCCAATCTATTTATGCGGGTAAAGATGCTGATTTCATTCAGTATAATGTGAGCATTGGGTACAAGGTGAATTGATATGTCATGTATGCTGACTTTAGAAGAAATCGAAATTAAACGGCAAGAACTGGAACGGCATCTTGAAGATGTTATGTCTGTTGAGTTGAGCAAATGGCAATCTGAAAACAAGCTATGTGTTTCTGATGTGAATATACGCTTGGCTAATGTTGTTAGTCTCGGAGGGCCTAAACATAACGTTGTTACTGGAGTAAGTGTCGATTTAGATTACAAACCTTAAATTACTTTAATTAAATGACCGCTAAGAAGCAGTTTTTTACGTCTTTCTACTACCACCTCATCGGTGGTTTTTTTATGTCTATAGGAATCACTTATGAGCAATTTTGTTTTTAAGCGTGGTGACACATTCAACTTGAACTTGCAGCTGGTTGATATGGATGAAACCCTGCAGTATCCACCGGATGATGTTCGCCGTGCAATTGATCTAACCGGTTACACCTTTACTTCACAGATTAAAGCTTTGGCTGATGGTGCTGCTGTGGCTACCTTGACTTGTGCAGCACTAAACCAGAGTACACAGAAGGGATGGCTGAATATTAAATCAGGTGCAAGCACAGCAGCTTGGCCTTTAGGTCTGTGCCAGATGGATATTAAGGCTGTCGTGAATGGAGTTACCCAGCATACAGATACTTTGATTTTCCAAGTGATTGATGGGGTAACAGCATAATGGCAAATCTTGTTTTTAAATTTAGTTGGGATCATCGGCCATTCCCGTATAACTCGGCTCAGGGAAAACGGCAATTCATGCTGCCATTCGCTTCAGGTATTCCTAATCTGGCACCAAACTTTTCGCAGGTCCAAGGTACTGCTGCAGTCTCTCAAGGTGGTACTGGGGCGACAACTGCACTAGATGCTCGAAATAATCTCGGAGCAGCAGAAAAAGGGGTGAATAGTGACATTACAGAGCTAAAAGGATTAACCAAGGCTATTGCAATTTCTCAAGGTGGTACCGGTGCAACAACTCCATCCGATGCTCGAACTAACTTAGGGCTTGGTAGTGCCGCAACTAGAAATGTTGGTACTACAGCTGGTAATTTGATAGAAGTTGGCGGTTTTGGAATTGGTGGAGTAGGCCAAACTTTTGAAAGAAAAATGATTACGGGAGTAAACCTAGATTCTGTCGTTAGCTATGTATTGTTATTTCCTTATTCTGTCAGCAGCTCACCCAATCGAAACATGTTTGGTGAGCTAGTGTTTTCGAGGGGTGATTCAGGCTCAGCAAATCAACATTCGAGAACTTTAGTATCAATTCAGCAAGCATATGATCGTGTTACAGCTCGGTTTATTAGTATTGGTGTAACAACTCATATTTCAGGTATGGCTGTAGTTAAATATCAAAATGTAAACTATGTTGCCATTCGAAGAACAGCAAGTTCTTCAACATCGGCATTTAGATATTTTTCCGGTATTTCCAATATTACATCTGATAATTATTTAGTTACTGTTCATACAGATGACGTTGTTATTGTCAGTGAGATACCTGTTGTAATTGAGCAGCTAAGAACATCTGCGAATACTTCTGTGGATTCCAACGGTTTCATAAAAGCAGCATCACCAGTTGTGAAGTTATTTAAGGATCATATTGAGCTAAATAGTGATGCAGAAAAGCAGCCTATTGAATTTAAGAAAGTCGATGTAGGCGACTATTTACTTAAAGGCTCTTTAGGCTTTGCTCAGGAAGGCTGGTACATTGAAGTACCTAAGGATGCCAACGGTAATACGGTAGTAGCAGTTGAATATTCAACCTTAGAAAATGGTGATCTTTCAATTAAAACTTATAAACGTAGGTTTGATGTGGAAAAGGCAGCCATTGTAGCTGATCACGAGAACCCAATGGACATTCCAGAAGGCCGCTGGATTGATATCCGTCTGCATGAAGAACCTGAACCAGAACCTGAGGTTGAAGAAACTTTGAGTGAAACACCAGTGGATTTCCAGCCTACTAACTTATCTCAGGCAGTTGCTGCAGCCATGAATGGCGTGGAACCGCCAGAAATCTCAGACACAGACGAAACACTTTAATAACCCGCTTAAAAAGCGGGTTTTTTATTGCCTAAATTTTGGAGAACCATAAATGAGTTCAGGCGCAAAAATTCGATTATATGCTTGTGAAGAAGCAGTTTTAGGGACAACTCCTGCAAACCCGATCTGGTACACAGTTCGCCGTGTAAGTGATGGTTTATCTGAAAATGTTTCTACTGAAGAAAGCAGTGAAGTGGTTGATTCACGTTTTCGCCAAGGTGGGGTAGTTACTGAAGCAGAAGTAGCAGGTCAGTTAGAGTTTGAATTATCACTTGGAACATTTGATCTATTCTTAAGTGCTTTAGCCTTCAATAATTGGGCGGGTAACGCTTTAAGTTTTGGTGGTACGGTACGTAAGTCATTAACGCTGGTTAAAGTTTTCGAAGATGTTGGCCAAGTCTTTATTTATCGTGGAGTACAGGTTAATTCTGGTGAAATTACTATCCAGACCACTGGAAAAATTACTGGTAACTTTGGTCTTGTAGGTAGCTCGTTTACGCGACAGCAGGTTAATCCTGTTACAAATCCTATTCCAGCATCGACTCGCCCTCTGGTGAGTATGCCAAATGTTGAAAAGCTACTTATTAATGGTCAATCAATTCAGGGTAAAGCTTGTCTGCAGACACTTACCATCAACTTTAGTAATAATCTGGAAGCGATCCGTTGTATCGGTTCTGGTAAGTACACGCCTGAGTTTTACTTAGAGAAAATGATGGATATTGGCGTAAATGCTAATTTCATGTTTTCAGCAACATCTGCTTCTTGGATTGATGCTATTAAAACCCGTGATGTATTTACATTGACCTTCGATATTACAGATACCAAAGGCAGTAAGTACTCGTTTAACTTCCCGCAACTTGAAGTTAAGGAAGCAAATCACCCTGATGGTGGTGGTGATGACATCATTACTGTAGACATCAACTTTGCTCAAGTTCGTACAGCTCCAACGATTGTACGTGCTCTTGTGTAATCAGCTTAATCAGTAACAAAGCCTATGGAATCCCATGGGCTTTTTTATTTCAAAAATTTCAGAGGTTGCTATGGCTTTAAAAGTCGGAATTATTAAAAGCTCAGATGTTGCTCAGTGGTGCACATTTGAAACTGAAGGTGGACAGGCAGAGTTTAAAATCCGGGGAATTGGTTATAAGCCCTTTCAAGTTGCATTAGAGAAGGCAGGAAACCAAATCACATCCAAAGGCTATGATGTGATGGTAAAAGATGAAAACGCCAAGCTCTACCATGAATTATTACTGGATGCATGTGCTGCTCACCTGATTGAAGATTGGAAGGGGATAGTTTTTTCTGAGGTTGTGGACGGCCAGCCAGTTGAATCGGAAAAGCCTTATACCCCTGAGAATGCCTCAAAACTTCTCAATCAAGGTGACATTGGTATTTCAATCTGGTTATTCATCAAAGAACAGGCACAGAAGATTCAGGAAGAAGCCGACAAGGACAAGGCTTTAATTCTGGGAAAGTCATCGAGCTCTACAAATACCAAAAAGCGTATGCGTCGAAAACGCCGCACGAAATCGAACAAATCAAGTTCTTAGGTGGTCGTATTCCTGATCCGCCAGAGTATTCTTATGCGGCTGACTCCATTCTTTCGGCATTTAGCACTATTTGCAGATCCAGACGGTATGAGCAGGGTATCCCGTTATCTTTAGATCAGCAGGCAATCAATGTCTATGCAGAGCATAATGATTTGCCCGTGGCT